TCATAAGGCCACCGTTGTCCACCCCTTCCCTCGATCATCATGGTACCTATCCGTTTGTTGTTGAGTTTTATGTCCAAGTAAATCTTTCGTGTTTATACCCTGGGCTTTATATAACCGCTCGGAAAGCGATCTTTGTTCATGGAAAGTTGCCGGTGTACCTTGTCCCCAGTCAATATCTGCACTGTCTCTTGCCTTGCTGAAATTCATGGTCAGTGTTCTGGGTTTCACCTGTGCTCCTCGCTCAGCCTGTGAGGTGGTTCTAAAGAAATGAACCAAATAAGGGCTTACTGCATAATCCCGGCAACGACTGATTACATCTCGGAGGCTCCAGTTGATTGCGTTGCAACGCAGAGCTAATGGTATAGCGATTTTGCTTCCGGTTTTCTCTTGCTCAACGTGTAGATGATCGTCCCAGATGTCCGAGAATTTCATACGGGATATATCACCTAGTCGCTGTCCTGTTACTATGGCTAAAAGCATGGCGTTCCCCATGTATTTGTGATTTTCATCGGCTATATCAAAAATCTTTTGCCATTCCTCAAGAGTGAGGCGCTGGCGAGTGATCTTTCTACGAGGTTGTTTAGTTGCTAGTGCAGGGTTATAACCAGGAGGTACTTCTCCCGCATGCTGAGCTTCTTTAAAAACATCTATTAGGACAGAGCGAATCACCTGAGCCATTCTGGGTTGTCCCTCCGCTAAATATTCATCAAGAATTTGCGCAACATCTCGAACATTGACAGCGGATATTAATTTCATTCCTACCCGCTCCTTAAGCAGAGATACTGGTTTTGCTTTTTGTTTGATAGTGTTTTCTTTAATATCTCCGGACTTTAATCTTTCCTGCTGAATCTTCCAGTAACGTTCAAGCCAGGTGTTAGTTGATATTGATTTTCCTGAGCTGGTGGAAATTCTGTCAGTGATTGCCATTATCTGGCGGGTTTGTTGTTCCGCCAGTCTTTTATTTGCTTCAATAGCTATTGCCGTGGCCTCTGCTTCATCTGTTCCTAGGCTATGAAACTTACCAGTTATCGGGTGCTTATAACGCCAGTATACTTTATTAACCTTTCTACTGTAGAGCGGGTATAAATTTGGAATAGATATATTATTTTTACGTGGTCTGGCAGCCATCGTTCAAAATCCTCTGCAAAAGAACAGGGTCGCTTTTCTTTACTACAGGAGTGGTCAATGTACCGACCAACTCAGCATCCTCCCTGACGCGCCAGAATCGACCTTCTTTTTTGGCTGGGGGAGAAAACATATTCTGTTTAGCATAATTCCTTAGAGTGGAAACGCTTGGAGGATTGCTTCTATATTTCTCGTTTGCCCACTCTTCAAGGGTTAACATCTGAAGCATGTGTTTTACCTCATTATGGCCCATTGCTGGGCCAGTATCTGAAAATAAAAAATCAGTTTTGCATCAATTTTTGCAGCACCTGATTGCCGGCAATTATTCGCTGCCAGATCGCTGATACATAGCGGGCCTGATGAATAGCATCAGCGAGGGCATTGTGACGAGACCCTTCAAACGGGATGGTTGTTTTGGGGTCGAAGCTAATGGCCTGGCCGAGCTCTACCATTGTTCGTACGTCCCGATCGTTCCAGTATTCCCACGGATAATCTTCAGCAATGCAATCGTAAGAAGAACGCAGAATAGAGTTGTCAAATGACGCACCGTTACCCCATACCTGCGCCTTTTTGCTCCCACCAGCGACATTATCAGAAACAAATTCTCTGAACTGGAGTAATGCATCCAGCAACGGGATAGCATCATCATTTACGATCGCAGAGCGTGCTTCGGAGGACTGCTTCAGCCACCAGATAACAGTAGATGGATCGATTACGGCGCCCCAGTTCACAGAGGATTCAAGGCATACGACTTTATAGAAACTCTCTCCAATAGAGCCGGTTGCCGGGTCAAAAACAACCGCACCAATAGCGACGATAGGGGCGTTATGTTTTTTACCCATTGTTTCCAGATCAACCATAACGTGAACATAATCAATTGGCTGATCTTCCTTCTTATTATGATGACCGGATTCAATATCTACAGCATCCGTTTGATGAACAACTTCATCTGTTTTTTCTTTTTGGTTAACCTTGCCCGTAACGTCAACAAGACCTTCAATGGAAAATACTCCGTCCCCAATTTTTGAAACTTCAGGCCTCCTGGTCTTGGTAAGATCTTCGGTTATCCACTTCGGATCCGTAGGGTCGCTAATCCCTTCAACATATTCGCCGCGCTCGGCGGCCAGAACCTGATTAGAGTCTGGACGTTGCTTTTGAGCCTCTTTTACCAGTTCGGTACCAACTGCTTTAAAGTCGGAGGAGAGTGTTTCCAGGTTTGCGCTGCTATCCTCTCCGGCGATTGCTTGGTTTATTGCATCCAGAGTGACTGCAGCAGATGGAATATGCCCCGCCTTGGAAAGCGTTTCAGCGCTCGGGGTATCATGCTTATGTTCAGTCAGATTCGCGTTGATGTAGCCACGCAACCGATCTGGAAAAGGAGTTATTCCACTGGATGCTTCCCTGATCAGTGCAAAAATCGCTGCACGGGAATAATCAAGGATGCCTGGTGTGCTCCGTAATGCTGCAGACCATTCTTTAAATGGACTTTCTTTCTTCTGTACTATTTCCTTCGCGCGGCGGTGGACTGATGCCGGAAAATTATAGATATCAAAATCCATAGGCATCGTTGCAAGAGCGATCTCTATATCCAGAGTATCCAGCGAATGCTGATAATCCGGATTGCGGTCAGTTTTGTTACCGCCCCCAGCATTGGCGCCGGCATCGGTTTTGTTTATTGAGGTGATATAGTTTCCAGCAGCCCATTCCTTTGTAAGGATCCCGCGGTCAATGTGCGACGTTTCACGCCACAATTTGGCGAACTGAATTTGCTTGCCGAGCTCATGGCGTTTCCCCACAGGAAATACGCTCTTAAATGCACTGGTAAATTTCCACAGGCCAGGCATATCATATTTTTTAAGCTCCGGAATATTTTCTGCCGTCAGCAGCAGATTCTGCACACCGTGATTATCCGTATCCATTTCCATCGCTGAAAGGCGGTTACGATGAGGAATGCTAATGTGATACACGTGACGCTCGTCGGCCATATACTGGGCAAGCAGCTGCGTGCGGAATGACATTTCCGCCAGGTTGAAGAGTGCTTCTTCATTGTTCGAATAGTCCTCTTCATCGCTATTTGCAGGAGAGATATCGTTTTCTGGTTTACTGGAGGGCTGTGGTTCAGCAGCCGCCGGCGCAACGATTTTTTGCCATGTCAGCCCGTCTTCACCACCAAGCTCGTAGCGATCGCACCAGGTGTCATCCAGTACACCTTCTTCCGGTAAGTCATCAACGATGAGCCAGTTGGTGCGGATCGGCAGCTGATGGCTGGCGCCGCGGCCAACGTTAATTTCAGCGTCTTCCAGGATGTCCAGGATTTTGCGCTCGGCGCGAGAATCGGATTTAGCAGAGAACCAGCAGAAGAGACTTTTCGCTTCGTTTGCTTTTGCCTTAGCTTTAATGAGATACGGGTAGTTGTTCATTGCGTTTGGGCTCCTTTGGATTGTAAGATACCCGGCAGCTGATGGCAGCCGCCCTGGTGGTGGTCATTGGTCAAAACTCGATTCCGGAAAGCTTTGGTCGGCTGACCGGGTACTTAACCCGCCTTGCGCGGGTTTTGTGCTTTATGGGGCTGGCGAATCGCCCCGCAGCAGCTGTGATACGCGAACGTCGTCAAGCGCTCGCAGGATAGGCTCAAAAGTTTTATGGGCTGGCAGTTTAGATACCGCAGTGATCACTTCTGTAACGGTGATGTCATCGCCGCGGGGGCTATAACCACCACCTGGGCCACGCTGTGAAATTACCAGGTTACCCGCCCGCAGCTTTTTGAAGATCTGCTCAAGGTATGAAGTAGACAGCTTTGACTCTTTACTGATGGCCGTCAGTGAAACGGGCGAGCCGTCATAGAGCTTATTCAAAGTGGCGGCGGCCTGGACAGATGCCAGAACGCGTTTCATTCCAAATTCCATAATCACTTCTCCGGCCGTAACGGCCATTGGTCAAAACTCGATTCAAAAACTCACTGCAGGCTGTTGGTCGTCAGCCATGTTTTGTGCATTTCGGTAGGGGAGGCACTGGCCCTGTACTTTTTGTTCATCGGCGTTGCTGTTGCAACTGGCCTCTGATGGATAAACACCGATCAGAACATCAGAGCATTCACCAGTGAGAGCACAAACGCTGATGACAAGGGCAAACAGGGTATTCATGCCTCAGCCTCAGGGTTTCCTTTCTGCGCCAGCAAGTAACACAGCTGGCGTAGTCTCACCTCGAACCAGTTCAGGCGGGTCGCCTGGTTCCCGGTAGGTACTCGGGCAAAATCCTTCATAGTTATCTCCAGTTAACTCAGTATTAGGATGTGGTTTTGCAATGCGGCGCCGGGTGCCTCCCGGTGACGGCAGCCAGTTAACAACTACCGCCGACAACTTTTTCCCCACAACATGTGAATAACCGCCATGTTTATTTTTTAACTGTGCCGCGTGCGCATAGCCGCATTCACCGCATTGCAAAACCTACTAGTCGTGATGCCTGTCTTTTCACCACTTCAGGCTCGGTGGATCCTGGCTATTCCCCAACAACAAGGATTCGTTTAATCTGGATATCCCCAACAACAAAAAAGAGTATTTACAGTGATAGCTGAATTATCTGCGGCTATGACCGCCATCAAAGAGACTGCGGGTCTTGTTAAAGTTATTAATGACGCAAAGACTGATGCAGAAGTTAAAGCTGCAACCATCGATCTCCAGAACAAACTAATTACTCTTCAGGCTGAATGCTTCTCTCTTGGCGATGCTATTCGCCTTCGTGATGAAGAGGTAATGCATCTCAAAGCAAAAATTGCAGAGTTCGAAGATTTTAAAAGACAGACTGAAGGTTATCTTCTGAATAAATTGGATTCTGGTTCTCTGGTGTATTCCAAGAACCAGATTGTGGGTGATACGGAAATAACCGTGCATCTTTGTCCACATTGTTTTGCTGCAAATAAAGTATCTATACTGCAACCTCAACAGGTGAGTATGTATGCGAGTTTCAATCAAAGCAGATGCCCCTCCTGTAAGAATGTGTTTGATACAGATTTTGCACCTCCAGCCAGCTACTGATGTTAAAGATATCCAGATTGTTAAAGAGCTAAGCGTCCATCGGGGCGCTTTTTTTTGCCTGGCACTCTGGCAAGCGAAGCTTTGACCCTTTTCGCCGGGTAGCAGAACGTTTTATGGTTCCCAACCACGGTGTGGTGATTGGTGTTGCCTGGATACCAAAATCAGCTCTTAATCTGGCTTTGGTAACGCCTCTCGGGAGAGCCTCACCTCCTGTCTTTTCACCACTTTAGGCTCGGTGGTATTCTTGGTGCTCTCACACAGCCAAATAAAAGAGAGCAAAATGTCTCGTAGCCCTATACCTGTCTTCTGGTACGAAAATCCCGCTCACTATGAAGAATTCCAAAAAATCCTTTCAGATGCTTACGTCCTTCCCTTTGACTACCACGACTGGCGTATCCGCACCGATAGCATGGTGGAGCGCTACGAAAACAGCGGTATCCAGGCTGTGAAGGTGGTAGCCAGCACTTACGATTTCATCACCTGGTGCCAGGCCCATGGACGTGATATCAGTACCAAAAGCTGCAATGATTACGCGGTCTCCGAATCGGGCCTCCAAATCCTGCGCGACAGAGAGTTTGATTGGGGAGACGAGTAAAAAGTAAATTTTCCCTATCTTGGATATATCTATTCTCATAGTGATGTCCTATCTCATGCCTGTAACGCCGGCCGGCGGAACGTTTAAACCTGCTGCGAATTCTTCTGGTCGTCATCTCATCCGGTGTTTCGTATGCCGCCGGCAGCTACTTCGTGGGCTTCCTGCCTCGATGACTTGCTGTGATGGAATAATTAAAGCATTGGTTTATGTTTGATGTCAACATTGGATTTATACGAATGCAAACTTTTGCTTTAATCGAGACAGGGGAGCAGTTGGATTGATTGAGGCTGCGCGGCAGGCAAAAAAAAACCGGCATTTGCCGGTATCATGGGGTGAGATCAGAGATGTTAGTTAGTGTCGCTAGCCTTAAATCGACTACGAAGATATTTCTCAACATAATCATCGATTTCTTTTAGACGGACTTCAAAAGTATCAATCATTCTCTCTTGTTCTGCCTCAGGTAACTGCCTAAACAGGCGTAACATTTTGCTCTCATTTGGCTTGAGGCCTGAATCTTCAGATACTTTCTCTCCAAGCAACCAAGTTACAGACACATTGGCAGCTTCCGCGAGGGCAATTGCGGACTTTTTACTGATTACTCCTTTCTTAAACCACCCATTCACCGCTTGAGGTGTAACTCCAGCAATGCGAGCCATATCCGCCTTGCTGATCCCTCTTTGAGTAATTTCTTCCAAACGAGCAATCAGTTGGTTGTTGAGTTCTTCAGTGTTTTTCATAAGCCCATTGTAAAGGTTTAGTTTATAGCCACAATAAATTAAAAATTTGCATTGAATATAAACCTATGCTTTATTATGCCTAACTTAACGAGGAGATAGATATGACAGCCCTTGATAACGCAATTCGAGTAGCTGGCTCAGCCAATAAATTAGCATCAACGCTTGGAGTAAGCGGCATGGCAGTAAGTCAGTGGAAAACAAAAGGTATTGTGCCTTCATCGCGAGTTTTACAGGTTTTTAATGCAACGGGCGTTACGCCTCATGAATTACGTCCTGATCTATATCCGAATCCAACGGATGGAATACCTAAGGAGTGACCATGCAAACCATCTCTTTTGAAAATCATACTCCGGTGATGAGTATGCAACTGAAAACGGAAAATCAGTATTTGCCCCGTCGGCGTGACGGCAAGAAATGCCGAGCCATTTTGGCCGCCGTTCAGGAATGGGAGTCCTCATTACCTGGGCGTGCGCAAGACCACGTCGCGCAGCTGGTGGCCGAACAGTGGGAGAAACAAAACGGGCGCGGTATCAGCGTCAATAAACAAAATCTGTATCGCTACCTGAAAAACGAGGGCGGTTCAGAGAAGTACACCAGTTATGTCATCCAGCTTTCGGCGGCGATCGCTGATGCAATGCCGATAGAGATCGCGCGCAAACATGGCCTAAAACATGGCTTAACTGAAACCGAGCTGGTGGCCAATGCAATCAAAGAATGCAGCGAAGCGCACCAGGCCAAGTTACTTGGCGCACCTCTGCAGAAACTAGAGCGTGAAATACGGGAAGCTGCAATTGCACTTTTTAACATGCTCCCTGCAGATGCGGCGGGACCACTACTGGCGAGCATCAGCGCCGTAGCGCCGCAATTTTTCTAATCGAGTTTTGACAATGACCACCAGCACCAGCTGGTTAATAAGAGGTTTCAGATGGCCCGCATCAGAACAGTTAAACCTGAATTCTGGACAGATGAGAAGGTGGTGGAATGTTCAATTCCAGCGCGTCTCCTGTTTATCGGGTTGTTCAACTTCGCCAATGATATGGGATGCCTTGAGCGTTCGCCAAAACGGTTGAAGATGCAAATCTTCCCTGCGGACGCGCTCGATTGCGAACCACTAATACAGGAACTGATTACACATGGATTACTCACTGAGTATTCAGTGAATGATGTCTGCTATTTGCAGATTAAAGGTTTCCTTAAGCATCAAAAAATAAACAGGCCTTCGGCCTCAAAAATACCTCTTCCGCCAGAATTCACTGAGTCTAAGGCAGGAAAGAAAGAAAAGAGAGCTCCTAATCAAGGAGGGCTCAGTGAGGACTCAGTGAATCCTCATGGAGGACTCACTGACGGAAAAGGAAGGGAAGGGAAGGGAAAAGGATCAAACCCCACTCTCTATGCGCAGGAGAGAAATTTTCCCCAGCAACCTCAGTATCTGCCTGGAGTGGATATTCCGATCGGGAAATTCGCCATGCACGACCTTTGGCTGCCGTCACAGGACTGGCCGCGACTGGCTGCTACCTGGGGTATAGCGCTTCCCGAACCGGCATACCTGCCGACAGAGCTGGCAGAGTTCACCGCGTACTGGAAATCCGAGGGGAAAGTGTTCACTCAGATTCAGTGGGAGCAGAAATTTGCCCGCAGCGTGATAAGTGCCAGAGCCAAATCTAAACCACAACCAGCAACCGGAGGTAAAGACCATGCAGGAATTCAACCAGTTAACACCGCATCCCGGGCAGTTCAGGAAATTCAGGCAGCCAGAGAACGCTGGGAAAAGCAAAACGGACTTGCTGGCGGCGGATACGGCATGGCGGCTATGGACAGTCATGGGGGAAATATTTTCGAACCGGTGGACCCAGAAGAACGGGGCGGCGCCTTCGGATATGTGGATTGCCCAGATTGGATCGATGAGTGAAGCCCAGATTACTCTGGTCTGCAGTCAGTGTATGGAGCGCTGCGCCGCGGGTAACACATGGCCACCGGATCTGGCTGAATTCGTTGCTCTGGTATCTGCCAGCGGTGCTAACCCGTTTAATCTGACATCCGAATCTGTAATGGCGGAATACAAGCGCTGGAGGAATGAGTTTTACCGATACTCGGGCAGCGACAAATACCCATGGAAACAGGATGTTCTGTATCACATTTGCATTGAGATGCGCAGAACCGGAGTTGAGAGGAACCTGACGGAGGGAGAGCTGAAAAGACTGGCAGAAAACTTACTCACGAAATGGACTAAACACCTGGCTAACGGGTTTTCTATTCCCCCGATTCGCCGACAGCTTGAATCCCCTCGACATCCGGCTGGGCCGACACCAGCACAGCTTCTGATGGAAGAGTACAAACGCCGCAAGGCGGCAGGTTTAACCAAGTAAACGAGTTTTGACCATGACCAAACAATCAAAAACCAAAGTAACCAAAGCACAGATGGTGTTTGCCATCGTTAGCCGGACGCCAGAATGCGTCCTGCAGGATGTCTGCGATGCACTCGACTTGCAAGCCAGTACAGCAGGTAACTTGCTACGGCAGCTCCATGCCGCGGGAAAACTTCATCGTACCCATAACGGCTGCCAGTATGTCTATCGAGTGGTTGCAGGCGTTGAGGTTCCCGATGTTGCCCTGCCGCAGGCTGCAACACAATTATCTGAAGAAGATGTGAAAAAAGTCCATGACGCACTGTCCCTGGCGAAGATGCTGGAAGACAAAAAGCTGTGGCGCCGGGCTGCGACTGTTTACACATCGATGCTTGGTATGGCTACAACAGCAAACGAACTCTGGTTGCTTGCCAAAATGCGTAACCGCTGCCTGCGCAATGCGGCGAGGTGCTGATTATGCCTTAAATAGAATCAACAGCAGCTGGTACGGGATGTCAAAACTAAGTTTTATTATTCCGGGGTGAGGCAAAGCTGAGATGTCCGCTGAGTGCCATGAGCGGACGTTGCAAATGGCACTCCATATCGATTATTGAGCGATGTTTGAATAACCAATTGTAAAAATTAATGCTGTTTAGCCCAAAATGATGTGAAAATAAAAGTGGAGTTATAAGTAATTTTGGGACTGACCGTTACCTCACAAATGGAATAACATAATTTAAATACTCTACTCTAGCAGTCCGAAAAACTTTCCAATGCCTGGCATTAGCAGGTTCATCACGCTTGTCAGTATGCGTTAAAATAAGGCGTCTCTTTGCTCGCGAAACACCGACAAAAAACGCACAGCGATTCTCTTCTTCATCACCAAAAAATATCTCATTTTCTATAGCCATGATTACAACAGAATCAAACTCTAATCCTTTGCTTTTGTGAATAGTCAAAATGCGTACAGCTTGATCATCACTAAATCGTTTTAATGCGAGGGGTAAATCAGATTCGATTTTCAGTAAATCATTAATACGTGCTTCAACATCGCGCACAACCTGTTTAAGACGATCATGGGACTCATAATCAGGCGATAAGGCAACAAGCATCTGTAAACCTATATGCTTTAAGAAAGCGCGACTAAATGTCCACCATTCAGAAAAGGGATGGTCCGTTTTTTTTGCTTCAGACACTCCCTTACGATGCTTTTTAATCAGGTGATCAAGATCTTTTCGTACGCTGGTTTGAATTTCTTCATCAGCAAAGGGAACCAGCTGATTCATCAGACGAATCCAGGCTTTAGGTTCCCGATGTCCATACAGGCATGATAGGTAATCAACGATTAACCTAGCCACTGGTTCGACAGTGATGTCCTGCATTTGCTGCTCATTGCGGTAGGGAATTCCGCGTTGCTCTAACTCTCTGAAGAGGTGATCAGCATATAAATCTGGTTGCTTAGAGATCAGGACTGCAATGTCAGCTGGAGGTAGCTTCTCTGTGTTAATCCATTCATAAATTAGGTCAGCCAGATAGATAGCTTCAGTTTGACTGTCTTCAAATTTCCAGGCAAAAACCTCCCCTTCGTCCCCTTCCAGCTGAGAATCAGGCATTACAGAGTCAGGATCTAACTTACGAATAATTTCGTTCTGAACACGCAGCAAAATTGGTTTTGAGCGGAAATTGCGATACATGTTGAGTGGCACAGCATTGAAGTCCTTTGTGAAGGACTGGAAAATGCCGTCCAGAGCACCTGCCCAAGCCATAATTTTCTGTTTTGTGTCACCGACTGCAGTCAGTCGAATTTTTGTTCCCTTAAAAGCAAGCTTTACTAAGTCATATTGTAAATTTGTGCAGTCCTGAAATTCATCAAGGAAAATGTCACTATAAGTTTGCCGGATTGCATTTCGGGCTATTTTTGACGTTCGCAATATTTGAATTGCATAAGGTACCAGATCGCCGAATGCTATTTCGTGACGAGACGCCCCGCTTTTCTTGTCTACAATGGTGTAACCAGCATCTAAGGCATATTCTCCCGTAAGTACCGGCCTAAATCGATCTATGATGCGTTTGGCAAATGCGTGGAAGGTAAAACTGTCAAAGCGAGAAGCCAGGTATCTTCCACACCTGCGTTCAACACGTTCTGTAAGATTTCTGCTGGCATCAACCTTAAATGAGATCGCCAGAATCCTTTTAGGGTATCGACACGTTCCTGTTCGCAAAAGGAAATCAGCACGCTGCGCAAGCATTTCCGTCTTACCCGCCCCCGGTCCGGCAGTCAGTGCCAAGCAACGTTTACGCGCTTTCGCAGCACGTTTCGCATTAGGTTCCAGCGTCAATCCATCTGCGGGCTGCCATTCTTCAACAGTAATCATTCTGGCAGTTCCGTGAGTTTGGCAATAACCGCATCAGCCAGCCTATCCAGTGAATCTGGCATGTTTTTGAGTAGATCAGCATCATTTAGCTGAGTTAACGCCTCAATGTGAGCTGCGGGTTTACTGCCGAGCTTGAAACGATGGTGATAGGTATTAAAAAGCGCTAATTCATCATCCCTGTACTGAGATGAATCGTAATGACTTTTTCCAAGAACAGCTTTTATAGTTGCATCGTCGGGCTTCTCTTCCTCAACGTTATAGGCTTCTGGATAAGCAAGTAACATTGCAAAGTCTAAATCCATCGGGTAGGAGAAAAACACGCCGCGCTCTTCAAGCTTGCCAAGATAATGTTCGTAGTCTCGAATTTTGTATTTTTCAGAATTCCATTTTGGAATTCCATAATCTTCTGGGAGTTTTTTCCCTGGTTGATGTATCGCAAATTGATCGTTTACGTACTTAATTCTTCCCCACCCTGCCGCATAGCGGGCAACATCAAGATCAAGCAGAGTAAAATAGGGGATCTTTAATGCTGCAAGCAGACGCCAGAAATGGTTTACATGCCGCCCCCCTAATGGAGCTATTGTGATGGCGGACTCATCAATGGGTGCACCTTTGGCCTGAAGCAAGCTTGGCAACACAATTTCTTCACTATCACCTTCACCAAGCACGACCAGCCGTGAAAAGTAGATTTCCGGAAATGCCTGGATGGCTTCCCGCACAAACTTATGTGCCTCATCAGTTTCATCAGGTAAGGTGATACATGTGACACACGTCTCTCGCGATTCATTCAGACGAAGATAACGTATTAGTTTAGGACTCACCCGACGCAGCATTGCAGGGGCATGCGTCGCAATGAGAGCTTGTGCATCTAGGTTTCCTATCATGGCATTCAGGGAGCTAACAATGCGACCCAGATAATGTGGGGAAAGGCTGTTTTCTGGTTCTTCAAGGGCTACCAGTGTGAAGACCGGAGGACGTAATTTATCGGGATCAAATGATATATCTTCATCTGCAAGCACAGCCCTGCCAATAGCTTGAGACGATAAGACAAGTGAAAGATAAAGCATTGATTTTTGGCCATCGCTCAGCCTTGAAAAATCGACAAATGAGCCATCGTGACTAGGGGTAAATGAAACCGATAGATGCCTTAACAACGATTCAATTTCTGACGCGACAAAAGTAATTTTAGGATCAGCAAAAAATTTACCCCTATGCAGTGTTGCCCATGTTGTCTTTAAACTCTCACTAAAAGCATTCACCGAGGGATTGGCCGCAAGGCTGACGCTTATTTGATTAGTCAGGCTTTTAATCTTTTCACGCTCAGCGTCCCAACGGACAGCGCGAAGTAAACGCCCGAGTAATGCATTCGCACCGTACGCAATATGGTCAGCGGGATCGCGTCTGGCAGGCAGATAGTGTACATGGATATGATTACGTTCGGAGCGTGGAACCTGAGCGATATTTAGAGGTGAATCATCTTCATCAACTTCCAGGACATATACCAGAGCTTCTTCAATATCGCCATCTATTCCCATAGATGCTGTTAGGCGAAAACGCACGCGCGGAACTCCATCTGGCTCGTCCAGTCGCATATGGCTGAAGTGGGGTGCTACGGTACTGTTGTCCTCGTCCTCTTCCAGTTCGGGAAACAGAAAATCAGCCTCTATCCACAACTGGCGCTCAAGCGGAACGTCCTTCTCATCAAAGGGCACGTGAAAATCTGAACGCTGGATCCGCCTTAACGCGGGGTCGAATGCAAAGAGTCGACACAAAGCCTGAAGAACTGCGGTTTTACCTGAACCATTAGGACCAATGATATATGTTATATCTTCAAGGCTGAGTTCCGTTGATTCATACCCAAACGACTGAAAACCAGATAAACGTATTGCTTCAAGCTTCAT